AAAATGGCACTTACCAGCGTTATAGCGGCTTCGACGTCCTGAACGTTGCGCAGTCAGATGTCTTGACGGCAGCTGAGTACCAATGGCGTCAGATCGCTATTCACGTCGTGGCCTCAGGTCGTGAACTGCGCATCAACAGCGGCCCGGAGCGTATCGTCAATCTGGCAAAATCCAGACTGAAGAACGCCATGAACAGCTTCAACAACAACTTTTCCTTCGACTTGTACAGTGACGGTTCGCTGAGCAACCAGATCAACGGGCTGCAATCGATCGTGGCTGATGCAGGTACGGGTACAGTTGGCGGAATTGACTCCTCGTCCTATCCTTTCTGGCAGAGCGCCGTGCAGTCGGCTGCGGCTCCGCTCCAAGGTGGTGGCGCAGTGGTTCCGTCAGCAACGACCATCGAAGGCCAGCTGATGCTTCCGCTTTGGCTCAACCAGGTCCGCGGGAATGACAAGCCTGACTTGATTATCGCCTCGAACGACTACTTCTCGTTCTTCGAGTCGTCCCAAGTCGCGATCAAGCGTTATACAAACGATAGCGAGGCCAACGCTGGCTTCACGACCCTGATGTATAAAGGCTGCCCGGTCATCTTCGACGGCAACTCGGGAATCCCAAGCTCGCGGATGTACTTCCTGAACTCTGAATATCTTGGTGTTGTCGCCCACAAGGACGCTGACATCACGGTGAATGATGAGGTCAGCCCGTACAACCAAGACGCCGTCGTCATCCCGGTTCTCTGGATGGGTAATGTGACTTGCAGCAATCGCCGGCTGCAGGGCATCATCAAGCCATAACGGTGCCACATAACGAAACCCTAATGTGGAACCTCTGAAAAGGAAACTGAAATGACATACGCAACAAATCTTCTGGCCGGTACATGGCCGTTTGAACGGGACGCGACTTTTGCGGAAGGCGTGCCCGGTGGTTCAGTCCCAGGAGTTGCCCTAGGCCAACGAGTACAGGCCTATGACTCTTTCTGGGGGTCTGGTGAGTTCATCTTCTTGAAATTTGCTACCGTCTCGACCTTGGTCGAGTTTGGGTCAGCCGTAGTCTGGGACAACAACTTCCTGTTGGCCAAGAGTGCGGCAGCTGACTCGAACGTTCAAGGGCGTCCGTTTGGCATTCTGGCAACGCGTTTCCCCTCGAATGCAGGAGTAGGTGCAGCGACTCCGTTCTACGGGTGGGTGATGCTTGCTGGTATGATCCCGGCGACGTTCTCAGCGGCAGCGACTGTAGGTACTGCGCATCAAGGTACGGCGGGCAATCTGACGCCGACACCGAACACTGGTGCTCAGGTCCTCGGGATTCACACGATCTTGGCTGCGACGGCGACCATCACCAAAACAGTCTTCACGCAAAACGGTTCGAACCGTCTGCAAGTTCCGTCGAAAGATGGGCTGTATCCAGGTGTCGCAGTCTCGGGCACCGGCTTGTCGGGCACAGTTTTGTCCTTGGACAGCGGCAAGAACAACGAAGTAATTTTGAGTGCCAACGCATCGGCAACTGGCTCTGTAACGGCTACTTTCACTGACACCGGTTTTGGCCGAGTCATGTTAGAGCGTCCGTTCTTCCAAGGCCAGATCACGTAACGATCACGGCGATATACCCCAGTCGCCGCTTCCCCAGGGGCCTTCGGGTCCTTGGGGTTTTTTGGGGCTTCTACTACAGGGGTAACAATGAGTGATATACGACCACCCTTCGTCAGGTTTGAAGTCAAAGCCGTCGAAGATAGAGCTGCTTCAATGGCCAATGGGTATTACACTTCCAAAGACGTAGATTACATCATCTTGATTCCTCATGGTAGTGAGGGCAGGACGGTGATAGAGCAGGAGTATCAATCCTGGCTCGAGAAGATTCGCCCGCAGTCTGGCGGGGACCTAATGGCTCCAGGAGGGGATACAGGAACTCCTGTGATGGCCGCAGCGCGCTTCCCCACAGCTTGGCTCAAACTGATTGAAGAAGGATTCAAGGCCTGGAAAGAAGGCCGCGAGCTGCCGGTTGATGGTACTCCCTTAGCTAACTGGCCTGTGATCAGCCCTGCCCTAGTCAAGAATTGTCTACAATTGCACGTGAGGACCGTCGAGGAGCTGGCTGTGATCAGCGATGAGGTCGTTGCGCGCTTGGGCATGTCGGGGCGCAACTTGCAGCAAAGGGCTAAGGCCTGGGTTGAGGCAAAAGCCGAGGGTGGTGGGAAGCTAGGGGCTGACCTGGAAAAGGAAAGGGCGTTGCGAGAGGCTGCTGAAAACCGGATTAAGTCGCTGGAAGAGCGCCTTGCTGGAATGGAAGTAAAGCCTTCGTCAGTCGTCCGAATGGTGAAATAGATGGCTTATTCGCTGCTGCAGATCGTTCAGCAAGTTGCCCGCCGGACTAACTTGCCGGTTCCTTCGATCGTGCTCTCGAGTCCAGACGAACAGGTGCAACAAATGTTCGGGCTGGTGCAGGAGCTGGCCGAGGAGCTGAATGAAGACATCAGCTGGCAAGCGAATATCGTGAGAGTAACCTGGGTCTCGGTGGCGGCTGAGGTCCAGGGGACTGTTGCTAGTATCTTCGGCGCGGAGATGGGAGACATCTACTCCGCGACTCTCTGGAATGATACCTTGCGGAAGCCGCTTTACGGGCCTCTGGACAAGTACTCGTACCAGCTGCTGAAGTCCATGATCCCGAGTGGCCCGATCAATCAGTACAAGTTGATGGGGAACGAGGTTCACGTGCTGCCGATTATGACGGCGGGCGAGACTTGTTCAGCGCTCACCAGGACCAAGTACTGCTGGACTAACAGTGCTGGGACCGTTTTCAAGACTATCCCAACTGACGACTCAGACCTCCCGCTTTACAACGACCGGCTGATGACTATAGGCCTCCGCGCACGTTGGAAGGAAGAGAAAGGCTTACCCTACGCTGAGGACTTCCGCAGGTACGAGATGCTCAAAGCGAACAAGGCCACCAGGGACGGAACCAAGCCCACCCTGTACCTTGATCGTCCGTCGCAGGAGCTTACCCCCGGCATCTTTGTACCCGCCGGTAACTGGCCAGTCTAATGTTAGAGCCTATTACTAGGCTGCCGCCGAACCAGCCCGTAGTCATCCCGGTAACGATTCCAGGTCCCTTCGGCGGGTGGAACACCAGGGATTCTGTGGCAGCGATGCCGCCGACTGACGCGGTACTGGTGCAGAACGTGATCTGCTATCCTGGCGAAGTTAAGATGCGCCGGGGTAGCAGTGACCATGCTACGGGCTTCCCTTCGGGGAAGGAAGTCGAATCCCTGATGGACTACAACCCGCAAGGGACTTCCGGGGCGAAGCTCTTCGCAGCGACGAATACAGCCTTCTACGACGTGACGACTCCGGGGGCGATTGGAGCCTCTGTCGTTACGACGACGAATGGCAAATGGCAGCATGTCAACTTCACCAACAGCGCCGGGAGTTGGCTGATCGCGGTCAACGGTGTTGACAACATGCAGCAGTGGAACGGAACCGTGTGGGCGTCAGTTGCGAACCTGAGCGGGTCCTTCCCCACTACCACCATTATCGGGGTCACTATCTTCAAGCAGCGCCTCATTTTCGTCCCCAAGGACGAGCTGAGCTTCTGGTACCTACCCACTGGTGCTGTCACAGGAACTGCTCTCCGCTTCAACCTTGGGCAGATTTGCCGCAGGGGTGGGCGGGTGATGGCTGCTCTCGCCTGGACCATCGACGGCGGCAACGGCTCTGACGACCAGCTGGTGCTGATAACGACTGAAGGCGAGGTCATCGTCTACGCGGGCGACGACCCTTCGAATCCGCTGCTTTGGTCCCTGGTCGGAGTCTACTACATCGGTCGGCCCTTGGGTCGGCGCTGCCTGGCCAAGTACGGCGGGGACGTGTTGGCGCTGACGGATCGCGGAGCCTTTCCAATCTCTCGAGCGTTGCAAAGCTCGACAGTCGACAAGTCTACCGCCTTCACCGACAAGATCGAGCCTACGTTTGTGACTCAGGCCCTGTCACTGTTCTCGACCTTCGGTTGGGAAACTGTCATCAATACGGCAGAAAGCTACCTGCTGATGAATGTACCAAACGCCAGTGGCTCGCAGTACGTCATGCAGCAGCAGTCGGGGGGCTGGAGCGAATTCATCGGATGGGACGCGAACTGCTTCTGCTTCTTCAACGGGCAGCTCTATTTCGGGTCTTTCGAAAAGGTCAAGCTGGCCTCAAGTGGAACAGCCGACGGGGCGAGTGCGATTACAGCGAACATTGTCCCTGCATTTAACTATCTAGGGACCAAAGGGCAGAAACAGATCGATCTTATTCGACCTATTTTTAGCTCTAACGGTCCCTTCTCTTACACCATTGGGCTTAGCACGGACTTCAACGTGACAGAGCCGACGACTTCGGTGACTGGAACTACGTCGCTGGTGCTGGCCCTCTGGGACTCCGCGGTCTGGGATCAAGGCTTGTGGGCTGGCAATAACCTAGTCACAAAGTCCTGGCGGACTGTGAACAACTTCCCTTTCTATGCAGCAGCGCCTTATATCCGGATCGCCAGCGCCTCGGTGAACGTATCCCTCGTCGCAGTCGACTTCCTCGCCACCCCGTGCAGTTCCTTCCTGTAATCGGTGATGCAGAGCGCGTCGGACCTTGGGTTCGAGAGAAGGCAGGAGGCTGCGGCGGTGTGCCTTGCACGACTCTGGGCGTCGAGTGGGATGGGGGCTTGGTTGCTGGAGCCCTCTTCCGCGAGTACACTAAACACAATCTCTGGGTTGACCTCCGCATCGACGACCCGGCTGCTTCCAAGCTCCTCTTCCGCCTAATTGGTAACTACGTCGTGAAGCAACTGGGACTCTCCCGGTTGACCCTTTCGACAGAATCTAGTAACCTTGCGGCTGTCAGACTGCACGAGAAGCTTGGCGCTATTCTAGAGGGGAAACTCCTAGGGGCGGGTTCAAGCGGAGACGACATCTTGATCTCGCGGTTAACTCCCGAATGTTCCCTTTGGAGGAGATTAGATGGGCGGAGGCGGTTCACCACCACCGGCACCAGATCCCCGGCTTGCAATACCGGATCAGGAAGCAGCGAATCGGCGCGCGTTTGAGCAGCAGGTTCGCGAAGGTCGTCCAGATGTCGTAGGCCCTGGGGGCATGTCCCAGTGGAGTCGAGACGCTGGAGGCAACTGGACCAATCGCGTTACACTGGACCCGAACTTGCAGGGGATGCGGGATCAACTCTCGCAGCCTTTTGACAACTCGGGCTTCTTACGCGATCGGACTCCTCAGTATGATGCCGGGACCCGGCAGCGGGCCGAGGACGCACTCTACGCCCGGTCAACTTCGCGACTAGATCCCCAGTGGGATAAGGCGGAGCAACGCTCCCACGAGCGGCTTCTGGGTCAAGGCTTCAACATCAAGGACGAAGGGTATCGCTCGACTGCTGAGGACCTTGGTCGCCAGCGGACTGATGCTTATGCGGATGCCAGGAATGCGGCTATCGCAGGCGGCGGGCAGGAAGCCTCGCAGGAGCTGGAGCGCGCACTGCAATCGGCTGAGTTTGGGCAGCGCTCCGACCTGGCAAATATCGATGTTAGGAATGCTGACAGAGACCGTATCGCCCGCGAGTTGCAGACCTTGATGCCGAACTTTAATGCTGGTGGTGGAGGCGGTGGAGTTCCAGGTCTCGCCAGCGTAGACGTTATGGGCGCAGGACAGCAGAACTACCAGAACCAGCTTGGTACTTGGAACGCCCAGCAGGGTCGTAGGGATGCCAGGACCGGAGCTATTGTTTCCGGCGTCGGAACCGCTGCCATGATCGCCATAATGATATGATGGCGCTGGAGCGTCTGAAGGACTGTTTCAAGAGGCACGAGCGGGTTGCCTTGTTCTTCTCTGGCGGGAAGGACTCCTTGGCGACGCTGCTGCTGGCGGAAGAGTACTGGAACAAGGTCGCGGTGGTCTGGGTGGATACCGGAGCGCAGCTACCTGAAATCCACGAGCTGATGGGCAAGTTCAAGAAGGCCAT